ATAAATCGCTTGTTGATTTAGCATTAAAAGCAGAATCAAATCTAGATTGGGTATAATATAAATTAGTGTTCTCAACAACTATAGAAGTATCAAGTGTTGATGTAACTGATTGATTAGAACCATTACCTATAAATATCTTTCCATTATCTAAGTTAGGAGTAGCGTTACTTCTTCCAGCACCACCTACTTTAATAGAACCAGCAGCAGCATGACTTCTAATTACTTTACCTATGTTTTGTATTTGACTGGATTCACCTGTTGGAGCTGTAGTTGTATAAGCACCTGCTGTTGTAGATACATAAAGTATTTGCCCTTCTGATACGCCTGAAGTATCTAATTCTTCAATAGTACCAAAAGTAACTACTTGTAATGCAGCATTATCATTAGCATCACTTAATGCAAAACCAAAAGCAGGCATTTTAGAAGCATCATCAGCTTTAGCTTGACCAACTGTTGGCACATCACCTGATACGCCTGATATATAAACTACATCACCTTTTGATAAAGCACCATCTGCTTTAGCATTAAATCTTATACCACCTTCTAAATCACCTATAAATTCTTCGCTTGCTGTAATAATATTAAAAGTAACATCATCGGTTGTAGCTACAGGTTGACCTATAGCAATACTAGGAGTAGAACTTTCACCAGTTCCACCTGTTATTGTTACTCCAGTTCCACCTGAAATAGATTGTACATAATCACCTGTAGTATCAGTTCCTAAAGCAATAGAATTAATTTGTGCTGTAGTTGATATGCTAATATCACCACTACCATCAAATGAAGCAGAACCTACTACATCTCCTGATAAAGATATGGTTCTTGCAGTTGCAAGTGTTGTAGCTGTATCTGCATTACCTGTTAAATCACCTGTTAATATATTAGATGTAGTGATACTAATACCTGTAGTAATCCAAGCATTATCAGCACCATTTCTTATTTTTAATACATTGCTTGATGTATCTACCCATAATTGATGAGCATAAGTAGTTGATGGTTCAGTTGAACCGCTATTTGTAGTTGCAATAGCAGACAAAGCATTGTTTAAATCTGCTCTAAAGTCTGCACCTGATTGGTTTGCTAAGTTGTAATCGTGTTGTGCCATAATAAAATCCTATTTTATATATCTTAAATCATTCAGGGTAAGTTGGAAATATCACATCATCAATATTATTAGTTGCTTGATGTTGGGATGGTAAATCCCTTAATGATTGCCTATATGTTGCCCATTCTTGTTTTTTAGCATCTGATAGTGGACTATCGCTAACTTGAGTCCAATCACTAGATGCTAGTCTATTATTTCTTATATTTCTTAATTTAAACAACGATACTTCTATAAGTTCAGCTTCAGACTTTTCTATAGCTTTTATTGTAATTAAATTATTTTCTTCATCAAAAGTTGTTTGTACTTTATGTGTATCTAAATTTATATCTGTAAATTGTTTATCAACAGGAATCCAATCGTTGCTATCATCACCTTTATTCTTTTGTTCACCAATTAGAATCTTGTTGTTTTCATAATCCCATGTTGCCCACATATTACCCACCTCTTAATCCTGCATAAATACCCTGTATTTTATTAACAGTTATAGTTCCTGCATTTCTTTTCGCTTTTACATATAAATAACAAGCAGAACCAACCTTTTGATTAAAAGAGCCTGATACAGATTGTGATATAGAGCCACTACTAAAATTATGGTCTTGTCCTGATTCAGCAGCAGTATAAAATGTAGAAGTGCCACCAATGGGAGTTCCTAATAGTTGACATTGTATGTCCATTTGAGCTCCACCACCTGACAATGTGGCAGATAAAACTAAACTAAAAAATGGAGTATGACCATTTCCTGCTGTTGTTAAATCAGGAGCAGGCAAGGTGATTATTGCTAATGTTGTATAACTTGTACCTATACTTGTATTTGGCGTAAGACTTACAGGTTCTAGTTTATCTATATCTCCTGATATTTTTTCTGCTGTAAAATTGCTAACTGTTACATTTTGTGCATTTATAGTTCCAGCAGTCATAGTTCCAAAGTCTGCTGATATAGAAGATAAATTAGTTACATTTATTTCATTAGCAGTAATTGCGTTTGCTTGTACATCACCAACAGCAACAGGCTCATCTCCAACAGTAAAGGTTAAATCAGTTGAATCAGATTCTACGCCTAAAGTATTAATAGATGTAACGCTTGCAACATAGTCATTTGCTTTTGGTATAAATGCTAAATCAGCAGAATTAGTATCTACTATTTTACTAAATACAGGATTTGCAGAACTATCTACAACATCTACTCTAAATTCTTTTGATGGATAGTCTGTTGGTGCATCCCATGTTAATTTAGGTCTATCTATATTAGAAGAATCTGTATCTATAAAAATAACATTGGATGGCTTTTCAACTGCGTAAGCAGAAGGAATATCAGATAATTCTTCTAATGCTTCTTGAGGTGGTACTTCCCATGTATAAACATCAAAGTATTCTATTAAACTAACCGAAACCAATCCATCGGATTGCAATTCAAGAGCTTCTACTCTACAAACCTTACCTGAGAATCCAAGACCTGCATAAGTTAAATCAACTATATCTCCTACATTAAGTTTATACATCTCAGGAGTTCCTAAGAACTGCATAGTAGTCTGATTTCTACTTCTAACAAGTATTGCTTTAGCCATGTTATAAGCTATATAGGGGTCGCTTACAAAAGGAAACTCAGCTTTTATTTCTAATATCTCATCACCATCATCTGAATAATATTCAGGAGAAGCATCATGTAAAACTGTTGCTGTATCTAATTCATATTTTTTATTACCATTAAAGAATTCAACGATAACTTTATTTGCTTTTTTATCTTTATTACCATAATCAACTGAAATACCAGCATCAGCAATAATATGATTATCTGTAATACTAAATGTAGAAGTACCTGTATCTTCTATAGTTAATTCATACTTACCATCAACATAAAGAAATATACCTCGCATATTTGCAAGTAATTCTTTTGAGTTTTCCATAACAGTCTTATTGCCATCAACATAACCATTACAATGAAATCTCTTTACTTTGTTTAAAGAAGTTCCTGTTTGTGAAGCATAAGAAGAGCTTAGTGTTTGATTAAAAAAAATAAAATATGATATAGACCCACCATAAGGTCTATATCTCTGAACATCTATAATTTCTGCATTATTTAATACAGTATTACCACCTGAGTCGGTAAGAGTAAGTGTTTCACCTATTTTATTACTCCACCAATGGAGACTTGAAGATGTTGTGCTTATAAAATTTTGTCCTGCGTTACCACTCCAAGTAAATGCTTGAGCAGTTCCATTGTAAAAAGGATTATCAACTAAAGTATCTGCTGTATTAGCAGCAGTGCTAAATGTAGATAAATTTAATTGTGATGCAGTTAAACCTTTACCATATTCATTATTAGTAATGTAATCTAAAAAAGTTAAAGATGGATTATCTGAAAATGCATAAGTAGATGGAGTTCCAAGTCTTTGTGAACCACTACCACCAGCAGTAGAATCTAATCTAGGGTCATATACTTTTTTACCTCTTACTTGAACTGTTAATTGTGGAATACCTTTCCACATACCTCTAGTATCAAAATTATAATGAGCAGCTATATAACAGACTCCATCTAATCTATGTGCAGAAGTCCAGTTAGACATAGAAGCAACAAGCATTGGGTCTGCTGTTTGTGATGCAGCTCCGTGATGTAAATTCATTACATACATATATCTATCGGTAGGGTCAGTACCAAAACCACCAGCAGTAACTTCTACAGGGTCTCCATTTTGTGAAACTGTATTAAGTGAACCTGAGCCTGAAGATATTTTGTCTGAACCTATATAACCACCGATTCTAAATCTAGCAGAATCAGTTAAAGGATTGCCATCAAGTTCAATAGTTCTTCCAAGTATTTCATCACATTCACCAACTGATAAAGCATAAACTACATATAGTTCTTGCGAATTATTAGCATTAACATCCATGTAAATAACCTGTGCTCCAACCCTTCTATTTCCATATATGATTGGTAGCTTTCCACCAGCAGAGGTTTTGTTAGCTAATATGTCTTGTCCTTTTGCAAGCATTTGTCTTGCTTGTAGATAACCCTTAACACCAACTGCTAGTGTGGCAACATATAAAGCAGTCTGAACTGCTGTGCTAGTTAAAAATGCACCTACACTTGAAAAAAAACCAACAATAGCAGACCAAAAAGCCATTATGAACCCCACCTAACATCTGATTTGACTTGAGTGGCAAATTCAAAACCCTTATCGCCTGTACTAAATGCCTGTTGTGATTCATCTGTAAAATGTCTGCCTTTAGTTAAATTCCAATTTGACCAATGAGATGCAACAGTCATATTTAATACTGAAGCATTTATATTTTCATTTATTGATACACTTCTTACTATGCCAGTAAAATAATTTATTGCACCAACTATAGTTTCATTTGAATCAAAGTAAGCCAAATAAATATCTACTGTTTTATCTGTAAAAGAGCCATCTTGAACTAAAGACCTAACTTGATTTGTAATATTAGAAAAACCTATATTAACCTCATTAACCTCTAATTGACCTGTTTCGGTTGTTGCATCAACTGTCAAAAAGCTACCACCAGCTTCATAGCTGTTAGAATCATAAGTAATATTAGAATACCAATCAGTTAATCTAATAGTAGATGATAAATTAAGCTCAACTAAGAAAGCTGTTTTAGTTGCTGTTGATGATACTTGAGTTTGTAAAGCAGCAGATAAACTTCTAGGCATTAGGTTATAACCTCTCTAACATCAAATGAAATACTGTAAAAACCACTAGCGTCTGTTGTATATAAAACATCTGATTCAAGATAAACAGTAAAACTTGGCTTGTTTACAGTAACAGCTTCATTATCTGATAGAGATGCTACTAGATTTGGTGATATTGTTACTGTAACTGCACCACCTGATGCGTTAGCATCTTCAGAAACCATATATACTTTAGAATGATTTGCAAACTTAATTAAATCGCCAGCTTTTAAAGCACCTGTTGTTTGTGAAAATCCATCCATAGCTATTGTATTATCGCCTGCTGAATGAACACCATTAACTAATATATCTGTTTCTGATTTACTTGCACCTAAATTATCTATTGGTGCTTGTATAGTAAAGTCCTCAAAAGAACCTTTTTGTTTTTGTATAAATGCAAATACTTCTTGAAATTTATCTTGCTGTAAAGGTGGCATTTGCACTGTAAAAGAAAAATATTGACTACCTATTTGTCTGACTTGTTTTTTACCTGATAAAGTCTGATTCAATAATGTAGGTCTATTATCTTTAAAATTTAAACTTCTAAAATTTGGGTCTGTAGGAAATTGTCCTGCCATTATACTACTCCCATCTTGCCTTGATTATTCATGGCGTTATTTATGATTGATGTTATCAATCCTTTTCTTGATGCTAATAACTGGTCAAACCCAGCAGCATCTACTGTTGATATATTAAAGTTGACTGTTGGTGCTGATTGCATACCTTGACCTTTTGTATGGTCAATAACAGTTTCGTTGGGATGAACCATAGCCATAAAACCACCCTTACCATCTAAACCTCCAGCTCTTATTCCTTTGCCTGTATATCCACCGCCATCAAAATCAGACATTGCATCTACTGCATTACCAAAACCCTCATATAATGAACTACCTATATCTGTTAAAGTGCCTTTAACCATTCCGACCGCTTTCTGCACAATAAAAACATTTATTAATTCATTGATAACTGCTGTAGCAACTGCTGTTGCCAAATCTTTAAAATCATTAAACTGCTCACTTGTCACATCAAAGAAGTTTTTAAATGCAGCAGTAAGTTGACCATCAACTGTATCTGCAAAGTTTTTTGTAATAACAATACTGTCCTTTATTGTGTTATTTACTAAATCCTGTGAATCGGCTGTGGCTGTTTGAGTTGCTTGTAATTTTTTTTCAATTTCGTTCTGTTTTACTCGCATTTCTAATGCTTTTTCTAATTCTTTTATTCGTTCTTCTGTTTTATCTTTTGCAGCTTCTTGATAAAATTTTGCTTGAGCATTAGTTGTTCTTTTTAATTGTTCTTCTTGTCGTTTTAAAATATCTGTCTGCTCTGTTAAAGAAAGATTCAACTCTTCTGTGCTCTTAGTAAACAAATCAGGTTTAATTAATCCCATAGCTTCTGCAAAATCAAGAATAGCCTTTGATGTATTAACAAATGCACTTTGTAATGGAGCTAAAACTTGTCGTTTTAATCTATTCATTGTGTCATTAAATGCTTCAGCATTTCTTATTGTTTCTTCATCAATAATACCAGTAGCAGATTCAGCTAAATCATCCATAGCCATAGCACCACTTTTAATAAGATTAGCCATTTGAATACCAACTCTTGAACCAAAGACTTGAGCTAGTAAACCGCTTCTCTGTAAAGGGTCTTGTATAGATTCTAAGCTATGAAAGAATTCTTTAAATAAGTCTTCTGTATTTTTGGTTTTACCATCAACGTCTTCTAAAGAAATTCCCATTTCTTCAAAAGCTCTTTTGGCTAAACCAGTTCCCATAGTAGCTTCACCAACACCTTTAGCAAAAAACCTAAGTGCCTTAGTAAAACCTTCTGTACTTATTCCTGATTGTTCAGCAGCAAATTGATATTGCTGTAAGAATGTTGTGCTTACATTTACAGAATCAGCAAGTTTACCAATATCATCGGCTACTTGTAATGCTTCATTTCCAAATTGAACAATTTGTCTAACAGCAAAAACACCAGCAAAAGCACCAGCTAATTTTTTCATAGACTGTTGCGTTGAGTTAATGTTTCTATTAACTGAATTAAAACCTTTTTTAGTTTGGTCTTGGGCTTTAATTCTTAATTTATAATCAGTTGCCATTTTTTATCTGCCTATTCTTTTCCTCTAAGTATGCTAACCATCCTGTAAACTCGGATAAGGTCATCTTTTCTTCTAGCACTTGAAGTGTGCAATGCAACATTTCAGCTAGATAATATTTAGCAAATAAGTCCTTATCCTCTA